TCTCCGTTAATTACTTTTCTATTTAAAAAACCATGCTTTTGATAATATGCTAATGTTTCTTTATCTTTAAACACAACTGCAATTCTCATTCCTTTATTTAATGCCATATCAACATATTTTTGATATCTCTTTTCATTACTATAAGAAAAAGTTAAATCAATATATCCTTGCGTGTTTCTATTGGCATTTTTTGTATAATCATAAAATTTTACATTATGTTTATCCGTATATGGTTTTATTATTTCATCAAAAATTAAAAAATCATTTTCATAATCATAATCAGTAATACCATTTAATCTTATACAGGGTTCTAATTTTCTTTTATTACATCTTATTAAAAATTTATCAGTATCTTTTTTTAATAAATCTATATATTGATTAGTATACTGCATTTTAAACAATGCTTTTCTTAATCTATATAAATTAACATTTTGAAAAATTAAAGAATTTCCAGAATCTTTTAAACATCCCTTAGAACAATTTGCAATTTTTGCATAATTGCACGATTGTTTAGTAGGATATAAATATTGGATAGCAGTAAGTTTACTTTCAATATTTGTTGATTTACTTGTTTTACTATCTTTTTCAATTGATAATAAACTTTTAGGAAATTCATTAAAAGCTTTTATATGTTTATCATTAGAATAGATTAAATCAATATAATGGTTTGCTAATTCTTTAGCAGTAAATTTATAACTATCAAATAAAATGTTTTCTAAATTTGATAAATCATATTTTATTGTTGGTTTTAACATTTTCTCACTCTCTTTTTAAATTTAAATAATTGTTTTAATGTAATTTTTATTAAAACGGCTTATCTTAATTATACATATTAAACTAAAAAAATTTAAATTCAAGTAAAAAAAAATTATTTTTTATATTTAATTTTAGATAAATCATTGAAACATATAAAAACTATATAATTATAATGTATAGATTATATATAATTATAATGTATAAATCTAAATATGATAATGCAAATTAGAATCAATCTAAATTATAATTGTACACAAAAAAGATGTAGAATCAGGATTAACTACAATTAAAAAATGTAATATAATATAATGTACACAAAAAAAATGTAGAATTATAATGGGTATATCTCAGGGGGGACAAAAAAAATGTGCCGTGCCTTGCTGTATATATATATGCACCCCCCACAAAATTAGCAAACAAAACAGAATTACTATATGTCAATTATTTGACAAACCTTTATCAAAATAAATGTCAAAATTATGACATCATAGTTTCCTGGTTTTCCAAAACACCCCCCTTTGTTTTATTTTTAGGGTACCCATACCCCTGTTTAGAAAACACAGCAATCATAAATTTACCACCCTCTAATCCGGGTCGTACCTCGTAGTGCTTACCACTAGTCTGACAGTAGAAATCCACATCATCAAAACCGGCTTGTTTACCCATAGCCTCAAACTCTTCTGGTGTGTAGTGTTTATAATGGAATTCATTCACCGGAGGTAACTGATGAGGTCTCACCCGTTCGTTAGGTGATGAACATATAAATAAATTTGTTTTCTCTCCGGCTAAATCAAAAACACTTTGAGCTAAATCTGGTGGTATGTGTTCAATAAATTCAAAGGACACAACAGCATCATAGGAGGCTGGTAATCTATCTGCCTCTAATTTTGTAAAATCTTCAACGATATAATTAACTCGTGGAGCTTTGTCTGCAAAAGTTTCAAGATATACTCCATGAGCTACGGGTGATTTATCAATACAATCAATCCCACAGTTTAACATGTTGTGCATAATGAATGATCCATAACCAATACCACAGCCAATATCTAAAATATCATGAGGATTTGGCACAATCTTTTTTATTTTTTTTACAGCAAAGTTATATCGTTCTAAATGATCAGCTCTAATATTGTTGGGATCCATAATTCTTTCAGCCATTACTTAACCACCTTCATAATACATCCCTGTTTCCATGAACGGGCTAACGGAACAACCTCACGATTGTAGTTTTTACACCATTCAACTAAAGCTTTCCATTCTCCTTCTTCCCATTTAGGATAGGGAGATATAGGTGAGGGTAACAAATCATCAAATCGTATTAATGTGTTTTCTACAATTTGATTATTGAGAAGTTCAAGCACAGTTTTTGTAGATTTATACAGATCACAGTCAATATTTATAAACGATATATGTCGTTTGTGGTCTTTTTTCCACACAGGTATGGTATCTTCAAACCAACCTTCGTGTAAAACTACGTTTGGTACCACTTTTGGTAGCTCTGACACAGCAAAATGTCCCTTCTCTATAACTTTGTGCCCCATAAACCACTGTTCAGGTAGTCCTTCAAAGCTATCAAAGCCATGAAACGTAATATTTTTGTTAAGACTAGCTAAATAATTTATAGATTTACCCTCATACACCCCAAATTCTACATAATGTCCCTTTGGATGGAGAATATTCTGCATACAAAACTGATATTCCATCAATCGGTTGTCTAATAAGACCATAGGTGTGTATAAAAACTCTTCGGTTTGCATATTTGTGATAATAAACAATGACTTGCCAACTGTCAACAAACAAAGTATATTAGATATACTGGTAGAATCTACCTTATACGTCTAAAGTTATAAGGAATAAGGCCTTGTAAATGTTAATTGTCTCCTACGGCTAAGTGATCCCAGTGTAAATAGGGAGGGGTCGATAGCCCCTCTCTAATTTAAGAAGCACGAGGGTTATATGGATGTTTTAAAAGAACGTAAGAAAAAGATAAAAGATATTTTAACTCCACACATTCTGTATGGTAAGCTATCAGAAGAACAGATTGTTGAAATGATTCGTATTGAGAGTGCTGATTACAAAAACAAGTCAGCCGGTAAGATGGGAGAACTACGATCAGAGATTGAAAGAAGAAGATTACTAAGATTACGAAGACTAAACCCTGATGAGTTTGATAGGAGGATAGATATAATGTTAGAAAGACCATCAAAAGATGTAAATGAAAAAAGAACACGACTACCACGAGGGCTAACACCCATGCAGGAAAAGTTTTGTATGGAGTATGCAGCCACTGGTGATGAACTAGCTTCATATAAGAAAGCTGGATTCAAAGAAGCCAAAGATGATCCCAACACACGAATCCGTGCTCGTCAACTTTTTAAGAACGAGAAGATTCAGGCAAGGATTGATGAGTATCAAAAGGAGGCCATCCGTAAAATATCGTGGACAAAAGAAAAAGTCCTTGAGAAAATAGGAGAGGTCTATTCTAATTCTATAAACGACGGAGACTTTACAAATGCAAACAGAGCTATGGAGAATATAGCTAAGCATCTTGGTATGTTTGTTGACCTATCAAAAGTAGAGCAAACAGTAAAAACAACCGGGTTTGAATCAGGAGACAAAAAGGCTGACATAAAAAAATTAGCTGACCTTGCTGGATTTAAGTTGATTGATGGTGGAGTTAGTGGTAAAAAAGTAGCCGATAAAGATGGAACATCAGGAAATAAGTGACGAACAACTTGACCAACTCAGGCATTATGCTTACGAGAATATACGTCAAGACTTTCTCAGCTTTGTAAAAGGCTTTGCACCAAAGCTAGTGGCTGACTTTAAAATGGGTCGACATATTGAAGTTATTAGTGAGAAACTACAAAAGGTTGAAAATGGTGACATCAAACGTCTGATGGTGTTCTTACCACCTCGTTCATCAAAGTCTCTTGTGTGTTCTAAATTATTTCCAGCCTGGTATCTAGGCCGACACCCCAATCATGAAATCTTATCGGTATCTCACAGTGACCAACTTGCTTCTGACTTTGGTCGTGGTGTAAGGGATCTGGTTAGTGACCCAACGTATCAAGATGTATTCGATATTAAATTACGTTCGGATGTCCGTGCTGCGGGTAAATGGCAGACCAACCGTAACGGTGTCTATGTAGCCGCCGGTGTTCGTACACAGATAGCTGGTCGTGGTGCACACGTAGCTCTTCTTGATGATGTAATGTCAGAGGAAGATGCTTTTAGTGAAGCTGGTCGTCGATATATTAAAGAGTGGTATCCTGCCGGTTTACGAACCCGACTTATGCCTAACGGCTCTATCGTTATTATTAATACACGATACCACGAAGATGATTTATGTGGATGGTTGTTATCATCAGAAGCTGGTGACAGTAGTTCAGCTATATCTGATTATTGGGATGTGGTAAACATACCCGCATGGGTTGATGAAAAAAGTAGTAAGCTATTAAAACTACCCGTCGGTGAATCATACTTTCCCGAATGGAAACCAAAAGAGATTCTTAAAAAAGATGAGATGGAGATTCGTAGACACAACGGTTCACGATATTGGGAATCACTCTATATGCAAAATCCCGTGCCTGATGAAGGTGGTATTCTTAAAAAGTCATGGTTTCAAATGTGGGAATATGAAGATCCACCTCATTGTGATTTCGTAATACAAACTATGGATACAGCTTTTTCAACACGAACAACAGCTGACTATAGTGTTATACAAACATGGGGTATCTTTACACAGGTAGAGGCTGACAGTTCCGGAGCTGAACATGATGTTGGTCATTTAATTTTATTAGGCAACACACGAGGACGATTTGAATATCCGGAGTTACGACAGAATGCTCAAGATGCATTTGATGAACACGAACCAGATGTTATCATTATTGAGAAGAAAGCTAGTGGTCAATCATTAATACAAGATTTACGACGAGCTGGATTACCGATCATGGAATATACACCCGATCGGGACAAGGTAGCCAGAGCTTATGCTGCTTCACCTTTGATTGAATCAGGACGAGTATGGTTACCGAAACGGCCGTGGGCACAAACATTGTTTGACGAAGCCATCACTTTTCCAAACGGAGCACATGATGACCAAGTTGATTCAATGGTCATGGCTATACACTATATGAAAGACTCATGGCACTTGCAACATCCCCATGACCCGTATTATAGTGATAATGACAATACTTATAAAAAAAATAAGGCAACCTACTGGAAGGTATCTAATTAATTATGGCAATCGAAAAAAATCCAAACGACATTTCAACACCTTTAGATAAAGCTAAAGAAAAGGTTCAAGCCGGTGGGGCTGAGCTTGGTATTAACGTAGATATAAAAGAAGAACAAGATGAGGACTTAGCTGTCAATGTAGACCCGATAACGGGTGAAGTTGAGATGGACCTAAACGAAGATAGTGGTAAAGTATTAGCCTCTATCAGTGAAGACTTTTATACAAACCTTGCTGACCTAATGGAAGAAGATCAGCTTGAAGAAATATCAAATACAGTTTTTGACAACTATCAATCGGATAAAGATTCACGAGAAGAGTGGGAGCAAACCTTTGAACGTGGCTTTGATTTACTCGGACTAAAACTAGAAGAAACAACAGAACCATTTGATGGTGCCTGTACAGCAACTCACCCTTTAATTATTGAGAATGCTGTGAAGTTTCAATCAAAAGCATCACAAGAATTATTTCCTAGTAAGGGTCCCGTAAAAACACAAGTCGTAGGTGCTATTACACCCGATAAAGAAAAACAAGCACAACGTGTAAAAGATTTTATGAACTATCAACTCACAGAGGAGATGCCAGAATACTTCGATGAGTTTGAGAAAATGTTATTTCACCTACCGTTAATCGGTACGGCAGTTAAGAAAGTTTATTATGATGAAACATTAGGACGACCAATATCAGAGTTCATACCTATTGACCAGTTTCACGTATCTAATTTAGT